GTCTCTAGAATTTGTTCAGTGCCGGGGTAGCTCAGTGGTAGAGCGCCGCCCTGAAAAGGCGGGCGTAGCCAGTTCGATTCTGGCCCCCGGCACCACCGATACTGCCACGCCCTAGCAATTGCCAACTTCCTGAGGCCACGTAGTGATCGCCGCTCGGAGTCATCGTGATTTTATCGACATGCTTAGCGAGTTCGGCACGCACTTGGGCGGTGTCAGAATTTAAGATGCCGCGAATTTCCTTCATTCGAGTCTCGACGAGCATTCGTATGTTACGTAGCTTCGCCTGTAGGGCGTCTGGTCGTGCTTCGAGCAGCTTCCCTGTTATTTCGCCAATCTGGCGCTCGCGATCCACAAGGGCGCCCCTGATTCCAGGTGAGCAGTCGCCTTGCGCCACGAAGTTGGCCAGGTTTCGTATCTCCCGTTCTAACTCCTCCTTGCGTCGACGCATTTGCTCCAGCTCGCCGCCGAGGTTCTCCATGGCGGTCGTAAATTCGTGCTCAAATTTCTCGAGGATGTAATCGATGACTTCCGGCCGCATTACCTGATTCTGCAAGCCCCCCAGCAATCTCTCCTCAAGCACCTTCCGGAAGACGCGCGTACCGTTGCGACAGACAACAGCACCTCGAAAGGTGTTCTGCGGGCACCCGTACACAACGTCTGTTCTCCCACGCCACCGTCCAGAGACGATACTTATATTTGCGCCGCACTCGCTGCACTTCAGTAACCCGGAGAATAGATACGGCGAACTAATCGAGCGGCCCTGCATGCCACCCTTTTTCCCAATTTCGCCATAGAGCTCCTTGACCGTCCGAATTCGAGACTGAACTGCGTTCCATAGTTCTTCCGACACAATCCGCTGCTCGGTAATCTCCCGGACGACCCACTTGTCTGGGGACGTTCGTTTGTAGATGCGCTTTCCGGATCGTGAGCGCACTTTGACTGTTTTTCCCCAAACGACGTTACCCCGATAGCGCTCGTTTCTAAGAATTGTGCGGATCGACGATGGGCACCAAGATTGCGAGATCCTTCCTTTCTGGGGTTGTGGGGATATGACGCGCTCTGCATTTAGCTGTTTTGCGATCTTTTGAAGACTGAGGCCGCCCGCATACAAACTGAAAATCCTGGTAACGATCGCCGATTGATCTTCCCGCACTTCGAGTCGAACACCGGTTATCAGTGGCCGCCCGTGCTGGTCAACCCGAGTCGGGTCTTCGATGGGCACGTTCCGGTATCCAAAACATCTCCCGCCGGTGTGCAGCCCGTTTAGCGCTTTCCCCTGGACGCCGCGGTGGACTTTTTTACCTAGCTCTTTGAGGTAAAGACTGTCGACAATCCCGTGTGTAGCAAGCAAAACTTCTGCCTGCTCAGAGTCGGTGTCTATACCTTGGCTGACGAACACAAGTCGAACGTTCGCAAAACGGAGGTCGTCGTGAATAGCAAAGGAGTCCCTAAGTGTTCGGCTTAGGCGTGAGGTGTCGTCGATAAGGACAGCGTCAAATGGATGCGCTGAACTGACCGCGGCCGCGAGCATTTTGCGCAGCCCTAACCGGTCATCTGTTGCCCCGGAAATCGCCTCGTCGGCATAAATGTGGCAGTCAAGAACAGCCCACCCATGAAGCGACGCGTACTCCCGACATTTCCTGACCTGATCGTCGATGCTTAACGGACTTTGCTTCTCGCTGGAGAATCGTGCGTAGATAGCGCAGCGGAGTTGATTCATTGAATCCTCTCGGCCGAAAGCCCCTTGGACGTCTCGGACTGTGGCACACCTGTGAGGGGTTCAGCAATATGAATTCCAGTTTGGCGCTCCGCAATGTACTCACGCACGAGAACGGGTACGATCACGCGATCAATAAAATCTCTGAGATCGGGATCAATCTTGGCGCCTAGCCGCTCGAGTTTCTTCTTTCGCTCAGTCGCTGTCACCCATACGTCCGTTTCTCCTCCTTTTTTTGATACTTATTCTGCCCCTTCAAAAACACATGTTTCTGGAACGACGTTTCCGTCCTCGCTGCCACCATAAATTCAATGGCTTGCGGCTGCCCGGCCACGAGGGTTTTTGGAACGCCCGCTACTGAACCAACTCTGTCGCAATCTTTGGCCAACTGCCAAGAACCGGAGTTCGGTAACCCAGCATGGCGGCGTACACAAACTGCGGCCGTTTGACACGGATCTGAAAACCGCCGGCGCGCGATTCAGAGAGAACAAATCCAGTTCGTTGCAATTTCTTTCTCCAACGCGTTGCCGTGTGCACCGAAACGCCTAGATACACCGCTACCTCCTGATCGCTAAGTGGCTCCCCGTTCATCACAAGAAACCAGGGATTCACTTCCTGATCACAGGCAGCCCAGTACAAAGTGAGTAGCCAAACGGCTGGACCAATCTCTCGATATTTCCGGAAAAGCTCCTCTGCACCATTCATACCCGCGCCTCCTCGTAAGATCCCGACGGCAGCTCAAACGCACGCTCCTTTGCGCGTAAACGATTCCGATGGTCTACAAAATCGGGAGGGTAGTAACAGTTTTGTGATCGCCGACTCTCGCAAAGATCAATCACTTTTGAACAAAGGTTTCCCGGCAACACATCGGCTTCTCGTTGTGCCTCGCATACATCAACGACGGCATCTACAAAACCGCACGTGAGCAGCGGATTTGTCAGATCGACGTCGTACTGCAACATCGCGAACGCCTCCCGTTCATCCCTTCCAAAAGGTGATTCCAAACCCTTCATCCTGCAGCATTCGATCAATCTGAGGTACGATTCGCCGGACACGCGAATTTTGGCGGTGAGGCGTTCGGCGAGCTTTTGCCTCTTCTCCGAAGGAGAAAAAACTCTTTTAGAAGACAATCGCTGTTCGGCGTCAAACCGACGCCGTACGGCGTCATGTTCTACTCTTCTTTCTTCTATGACTTCTATTGACTTCTTAGGAGCCTGCAAACCATTTTGACTCTGTGAGTTAAGCTGGTTGCTGTGGACACTGCTATGGACACCCTTGTCCACTGCTCTGTCCACACCACTGTCCACACCAACATCGTCGCTGTGGACACCGGTGTCCACAGCAGAATTGGTTTGCTTGGCATCGAACTTCAATATTTTGATCGTTGTAAGCTCGTGCTGATTTGCCGCGAATTTAACGTCGATATAGGTGCCGTTCAACTCAGCGATCGTACGCTGAATCATTCGCGTTCCCCAACCAAGGGCACTTGCAATTGTGTGGTAATCAGTCTCGACGCATCCGCGATTTGGACCGGACCAACCGGCGGAGAGATGACACCACAGGTAAAATTTCGCTCCGTTGCTCGACATTTTTGCCTGGTGTAGATGCTCTTTGAGACCCCTGCGGATTTGCACGAATCCAGGACCGCGCTTTTCTCTTGACGCCATGGGCGCCGATACTTTATTGTCTGACATCAGAATCGATCTCCAATGTTTCCGCCCCGCGCTTCCAACGCGGGGCTTTATTTTTTAGTGCCCGAGAGCTGGGTAGATAGGCTCATACTCAGTTTGCTGTTTACCGGTCTCAACAAATCTGGGTTCATCCAGCAGGATGTAACAAAGACCGTCCACAAGATGCCTTCGTTTTTCGACTGGCATTTGCGGATCGTTTTTGTCGACTACATTCCCGCGCCATTCCGCAAAACGTAAGTGCCTGATTTGGTAAACCAACTCGTCGTTATCGTCCATCACCGTGAGAAGGGGCCTCATTTTTTCTTTGTCGCCGACACTGTATGGTTTGAGTTTCAGGGCTTCGTTGATCAGCTCGAAACCGCTCATATCGCGATTCTTCTTTGCGGGCCGGAAATACAGTCCGACCTCGCGGTAGGCATCAAAGTAAGAGTGCTCTTCACTGGCGTTCATGCTTCGGCCAGCCACGTCCATCAGCATGTAACGCGGCTCAAATCCCAAGTGGTGGTGAATCAGTTTTAGCTTTTCAGCGTAGTCTTTAACCGTGAGTCTGGGGTCGCCGGCTTGAGGTTGTTTCGGCCACCAAGCGAAGGGGACTACCATCTCACCTTCTCGGTTCACTGCAAGCCAGACGAAAGCATGCGGAGTCCGCGGATGCGGATCGCACGCCATCCACATCGTCCATTCGTGAGGTTCCAACTTACGATAGGGAACAACGTGCGTGCTATCGTCCCACTCAGGAAAAACTAGTTGGCCGCTAAGGGCTCCGTAATCGATCTCGAACTCTTGCGCCCAACGGGCCGCCGACATGCCCTTCCGCGCTTCGTTGTACCAAACCTTTCCCACCTGAGTCGCTGGGTCTTTGTCCGGATCCGCAGTGTAATGAAGGCGCAGAATGTTGAAGCCAAGTTTCGTGCGGCGCCGTGATATCCCCTTCATGCAACGCGGTCCTCCGCTAACTCCTCAAAAAATCCGGGAGACGCAGAGGAAACAATATCCAGGCGGCCACCGCCGGAGAGCATTGGTTTGGCGGCGCCGATCAAGGATTCCAAGTCGGTTTGAAATGCCCCTTCGTCGATGAAAAGTGCCGAACCAACGTGTTGGCGGATGATGTCTGGGCCCTGGGCAATTCCCCACAACTCGCTGTAGGGCAGAACAATCTCGCCGCCAGGACGATAAAACTTCAAATGGCAGAATGAATATTCCGCTGGAAACACCGCGCGCAAGAAGACCGGTTGATTGCCCCAAATGGTAAAACACCTTTGGATCAATCGGTCTGAATCCTCCTCCTTTTTGGAGGATAGAAAGTTCAGTCTGTTGGTGTGGAACTGTGCGTCCCACAGGTAAAGACTGCAGAGCACCCAGCTGCACATCATCTGACGCGATTTTTCTATGAGATTCATTTTCCCGCGGAGCCAGAACCGGATGAGTTCCCGTATGTACTCTTTATCCGGGAACGGCTTGGCAGTCACCGTAGGGTCGTGCTCATCCCGCGTCTTTGCATACTTGAAAAGCCAGTACTCCGCGTCAGCCGCGCACCGGCGGCGCTCTTTTTCTTCCAGGGCAGCGTGCAGTTCAAGTTTTTGCTGGCGATTCATCCGCTCCAAGCAAAGCGGTGATGGCACTATCGAGTTCTTCGTCGCTGGCATGATTTAAATCCAAATTTAGGTTTCCACTTACCTGAAGCTTCTGTGCCGTGAATGCGCCCATCAATCGCCCCCAGACATCAACGGCGCGGAGCCGGATATCCAAGGCTTCGACCTCTCGCGTATCCAGAACTATTCCCTGATTAGCAAAGAATTTGGTTTCCTTGGCTTCGAGGAGCGGCCGTAAGCATTTGTCAGCGACGTATTCGATCGTTAGACCTAGTCTTTCAAGGACTTCTGGTGCCCTCTCGCTGATGCTCTTAAGCGCTCTGTGGGCGTCCTGTCGATACGCGTAGCCGGCTTTTTCCCCTGCCTCAGCAACGGAGGTGGACATTGGAATCTCTTTGAGGAGCCTGGCTTGTTTGAGCGTCAATGTCGTTTTGGAGGACTTGGTAGACTTTTTAGATTTCACGCAACACCTCTCGCTATTTTGGGTCGTCGAATCGGGGAAGCACACCACTCCGCTGTTCCTTAATGGCCATTACTGGCTTGATCCGACCCTTGGTGTTTCAGTTAAGCCAACCGGATGGACACTCGAAATAGCTGATTTTGTTAATCTTGCCTTTTTTAGCAACTAGTTCAATAAAGCGCTGGTTAACCACTTGGCAGATTCTTTTGAGACTTCGACTTGCCGATTGATCACCGCGATATTCTTCTAAGAGTATCGAGTCCACAACGAGGTTTTTACCGCTGTCAGAAACTTTGATTAGCCCAATGGGCTGCCCACCGCCCTTTATAAGGCAGTCGAGCATCTCTTTTCGGCGGTCGTCGTAGTTCCAGACCACGGCCCCCATCCGCTCGTTTTCACTGGGCCCCGGACGAACGGCGATTGCCACAATAAGTTCGCCCGGCGTTATTGCATCAAATTCAGACATCACCAGATCCTGCAGTGCAATTAGCTCTAAACTCGTCACGTTCTACCTCCCGTTGAACAAAAATCTCTTTGATACCTTGGCCGATGCGCCGAGAATGCAGTACGTCCACTGCTTCACCGTCTGCGAGCTTGACATTCGAGGTAACAACGGCGGTGACCGCTAACTCGTCTTCGACTACAACGATTGCTTGTCGCTCTGGTTTTCGGTAAGCGTACACCGGGCCGGCAACATTCGGGTCGTTCCGTTTGCACACCTGATACATGACCTGAAAAATTGAATGGGTCATTTTTTCTCCTTCCGGAAGCGCGCAACGGCTCTAGTGGCGTCGTGTTGGCTTAATAGTGGAAATCGGTCCATCAGGAGACCAATAACAAATCCAGCGCGGGCTAATTCGGGATCACGGCGTAATTCCCGCACTGCCAATTCTGTTTGCTCCGCATGCTGTTTATCCTTGGATTCCTGGCATGCGTCTTCGAAGCTTTGCCCCGTTGGGACATTGCTCCCGACAATCTCATCGAGCGTCTGCTGATCTCGTGCGGCTTGTTCTCTTTGAAGCTGTTCAAGAATTCCCATCTTCGTCTCCTCCGACTTTTGGACTTAACTGCATTTATAAACTTTATAAATCGCTCTGGACGCCATGCCCGCGCATACCTTTAGTGGACCTTGGCGGACATTGGCTTGGCGCTCTCAGGCTCCTTCTTGTCGATGCTTTGCACTTCTTTTTTGTAATTGTCCCGAATCACTGCAATGCTCTCCGCGACCATTCCGATGGTCCCAAGCATGACCATTACGACATGCGTCAACACCGCAAGCGAGAGTGCGCATGACGCCATGGCCCAACGACTACCCCAGATTACTGAGACGAAGGCCATAAGCACCGCCAACCAGACGAGACCGGCAAGGACCGCCCTCTGGTATAGGAGCCTCTCAATCGCTTTCAGTTTCTCTGACAACTTTGCTCTCATATTCAGCCTCTTTTTTTCGTACTCACCTTGCCGGTACGCCGGTGGGTGCCGTCCGCGGGATAGACGCCGAACGCTGCAATCGCTTGTTTAAAACTGCATCGATTGTTTGTTCGTGAGCATCTTTTTCCGCATCGCGAATTGTCGATTCCGCTTCTTGGAGTTTGTCCTCGTTTGTCATGGCCTTGTATTCCGCGCTGGAGAACAGCTTGCCTAGGTAGGCTTGCAGGTACTGGCCGCGCATCCTTTGAGCGGCGTCTCGTTCGTCTCGTGTGAGGTTTATTTTCACATCGTCCACGGTGACCGTTTTTCCGACGAACCCAATGTTTCTCAGCCCAAGACCGCTTAGTCGATCAAGTTCTTTATCGACGGGACCGCGCGGCCTGGCGTCAGCAAACCCTCCCGGAAATAGTGATGCGAACCCGCTGGAACCTTCCTTTGTGGATGGGCGCCCAAGCGCATCAAGCTTCGGCGGAATACTCTTACTCACCACCGGTAGTCCGGAGAGGATGCGCTCGTACATGCCGTTTGGATTGCGCACCGTTGGATCAAGCGCGTCGTTGAGGGTGCGATCTGCAGATTCCAGGGGAACAAAACCTCCAACGATGCCAGTAGCGAACCTGCTTGCCGAGTGCGCTGGATCACTCAACGCATCGACAAGGTTTTTCATACCGGCGAGGAACGATTCTCCGAGTAAGGCTTGGCCCATCGCGGCGCCGGCGGCAATCAATTGGTCAGGTACAGGCTGATCACCGGTTTTTTCCATGCGGTCGTGCCAGCCCGCAACAGCCGCGGCGTTCAGAGCCAGCGGCCCGAGAATCTTGTAAGACACCCAGCTATTTCCGATCTTCATTGAAAATGGTTGTTTGCCAGAGCGGTAGAACTCATCCCGTTCGGCTGGTGCCGATGGAGGCGCACCGGTCAAACTCTTCTTGGCCGCCAGATACGCAAACAGCCCCATAATTGCCGTGCCGATCAACGCGCGCGCCGCGATTCCGCTGGCTTCCTTGTTTTTCCAAACCTTAGGGTCAGAGAGCCGTACCGCACCAAGGGGGGAGTAACGAAAGGCATGCTTCGTGAGGTTGTAGGGGATCTGGATGAAGGGAATAACAAATTTCATTGGGCGCAATCCACCGATAAGAGGGAAACTCGGTGAGATTTGTACCTTGTCGCGCATCGTTGTCAGAATTCGGGAGAGCGCGTCGGGCGCTTCGGTATAGGTTTGCAAGTGCGCCTGATTCATTGCCGCATCCACCATCTCGGCGGTCGGGTGCTGAATGAGTGCTGCAGCACGATTTTTGAATGCTTCCCCCCTGAGTCGTTCTTTTAACGCCTGGCGGACGGCGCCAGCGTGTATCTCCCCCTGAAAAGCCATCACCTGAAAGAATTTCGTAACGCTCTGAAGTGTGCGCCCCGGTAAGTTCCAAGGATTTTTCGCGCCACCAGGAAATTCATAGCGGTACGGCATTTCAAAGTTTGTGGATTCATCCTTGTCGAATCCGTGAGACATGATGAATGCGGCCTTGCGTAATCCCTCCGGTATCGCGGAGACCGCTGCTATAGCGGATATTGGAGCCTCACGCAGATAGTGTTCGCGTGGTCGGCCGGTAATCGTCGCCAGGATTGGGTCAAGCGCCCCCTCAACGCCCTTCTTGGCGACTTCGAGTATTGCGAGCGTGACGTCACCCAGGCCCTTCTTGATCGGGGTACGTGGGCTCGATAGCACATTCGTAATCCAATACGCCTCAATTTTCTGGATCGTTGTCCACTGCTTTTGCGAGCGTAGGAAGTTGTTCAGCGCTACGGGGTCATTCTCTGGAATCTGTGAGAGTCGGTGCGCCGCCTCCGCACTCAACTCCATTCCACCGAGGGCCTCAAGCACTTTTTCGTGGTTTGATCGGTTCTCGCCCTTAAGGGCGTTGGCGATGATGCGTTGCTGTGAAAGTGCGCGGCCGGCTTCGGCCAGGGCTCCGCTGACAGCCTTCTGGATGCCGGCCTGCTTTTGTAGTTCCTCTTGGAAGTGCAGGAAGTTTTCTACCGATGGGTGTTCCTCGGCAAACTTCGCGGCCACGCGCACCATGCGGCCTTGCTCAATCAGCATTCCTCGAGCGGCCAGTAATTCCTCGGCATTCAGCGAATGCCCCGCCCTCATGTTCTTGAGGTCACGTTCCGTGAACATGCCCTCTTCAACCAATTTAGCTGCAGCATCTTTGGTGTTCTGGAAGGTCTGCTTGCCGCGGCGTTGTTCGTCAAACTCCGAACCGCGCTCTTTCGCCATCCGGCGAATCTCGTTGATCACATCTTCCGGCGCATTGAGTTTGTCGAGGCGGATGTTGCCTGCGCCCTCTTTTCTAGCCGGTTCTGTCGGTACTCCGCTTTTAGGTGTGCTTGGCGCTGGAGTTGAGCCTTTCACGGGCTCAGATTTCGAGACGGCTTTACGAGATAGCGCCCGCCGTGCTTTGCCAAGCAGCGACGGAATGCCGAATAGCAATGTGTCGATGGTTCCAAAACCAGCCTCGGCCGAGCGTCTCTTGGCTTGGTATGTCTTGAAGTCCCTTTGAATCGATGAGAAGGTCTTGGGGTCGCCGATATGTTCTTCCGCGAAATCCATTAGCTGGCGCGCATTGTGATAACGCCCTTCCGCCAGCCCTTCCAATTGATCTGCAAGCGCGGGATCGATCGCGCGGACCTTCGCAGCCGTCGCGAGGAGTCTGGATTCCTTTCCGGCCACCGCCGCCTTCGCGTCGGCTTCTGGTGAGGAGTTATAAAGTTTATAAGTCAGCGCATCGTGGTTTTGTATCGCAGACTTCAGCAGTTCAGCGTACTTTTCGGAGAAGTTCGGTCCCGCCCCCAGCTCATTAATCGCAAGCTGCCTGAGCTTCTCAATATTCTCAGGAGGGAATCCGCGATCCTTGATTGCTTGCTCCGCAGCGCGAACTCGACTCTCCCATGTCAGTGCCCCGCGATCAATCGGCAGTTCTTGTGACGTCATCCTGCGAAGCAACGCCCTGTAAGTGTCTTCATGCAAGCCGGGCGTTTCATGCTGCTCGCGCAAATCCATTACAGTCCTACGTAATGCGGGGATGTCTTCTTGATTATACTTTCCGCTGTCTACCAGTTTTTTCTCTAGGTCGAAAATCTCTCTACCTGCACCTGCCCCGCCAGTGGTTACAGTGCTTCCATCGGGCCGGACTTCTTTGGTGCTCTGACTGAAAGGTGTTGCCACCTTGGCGGATTCGGCTCGGGCTGCGTCGATGAGTCGGTAGAATTTGTGGGAGTCTGCCACATTGGGCACCTTTTCTGAGACATATTTTTCGAGCGACTCTATTCCGCGCTCATCCCCACCAGCCAATTGAGTCAAGACCTTTGAAAGTTCAGGATCGCGAGACGCCACTTGTGCGGACAGGTCTTTTAACTGCGGGGAGTACTGAGAAACAACATCGGCACCAGAACCATTAAATACCTCGGGTTGCCGGCCTGCGTCGGAGCTTCCAAAGAGCGGGGACTTGCTCTGCCCCTGAATCGACTGCAGGATTCTATCCAATGGCTCGCTCTCGGGTGCTGGTGTCTCGCGAGACGCCAGCGTTTGCGGGGCTTTCGCCACTGAACCAGAGGAAACACCCAAGCGTTCTTTTACGACGCGTTCAGGGTCTTCCACCGAGATTTTGGCATCTGGGAATTGTCGAGCTAATACGGCACTCTGTTCCGCCAATGCTTGTGCGTCCGTGCCGTCTGCCAAAGCAGCTTTAATTTCCTTGCCATTTTCATCACGCGCGACGATAGCGGAAGGCTGCCCTCCGGAGAACGCTTGCGCCTTATCCTGTGTGTAGCCAAGAAGCTTTCCAAAGTTTTGTTCATCGACGGATCTCCTGATTGAATCTGCTGACACATCCGACGAGTGGTAATAAACGCCCGCGCCGGGCTGGTCGCCAGCCACGATCGTGACTTCGCTGTTCTCGGGCGGTGGCGGAATGGATTCGTGGCCTTTTGGGAAATAAACGACGGGATTACTTCCATTTGCCAAAGCGTCAGTCTGTGCTTTCAACGTTTCAAGAGACTCGGGTGCAAGCGGCTCTTCCTCGGGTCCGATGTGACCTTCGGGTGTTCCGCCTCCTAGCTTCGGCTGCTCTGGTGGTGTAGAAGCCCGCTCAGGAGCTTGCGGAGTGCGCTTCGCGGAGACTTCGCCCTCTTTGGCGAATTGATCCATCGCCATTTTGGCGGTTTGGCCCTTAATGCCCTGGTCAATACCGCCAGCCTGATGTATCCCAACTTCTCCCGCGGTTGCTAGTGCGACCTGCGCTAGCCCCGAGAGCACGCGCGGATAATCTTTATTCTGAACGCCTTCTGAAATGTCGTCGGCGCCTTGCAATCCAAACGTGCCAGTAGCTGCTCGACCAGCGAGAGCGCCAGCTTTTACTACCTGCTGTGATTTTGCGGCGGCTTGAATTGCAGCGTTGATCTTGGCCTGCTGCTCAAGTAAGTCGGCGGCTGTGGCACCGCTCTTACGCATTGCCTGATACTCTTGCGCTAGACGGAGTGCATCTGCGCCTGCACTGCCCGCACGAGAAAGAGCCTCCGCAGCCACTACTCCAGTTCCAGCCGACGCCAAACCAATTGGCGAAAGGAACATATCGTTCAGCGTCGAAACGGCGTCCGAAGCCGCGCCGGCAGCAAACGCCTCAGTTTGTGTCTTGGCAATATTCGGATCGCCAAGATAATCCTCGACGTTCTTTTTTACGGTGCTCAATGGAACTGTCTCTAAATGCAGTTTCCCGGTGGGATCGCGTTCAATGCCGGATGGAATGGGGAGATTTCTAAAACCGGTGCTGAGAAAGTCTGTCGCATTAGCCTGCTCCTGCCCAACGTTGGCCAGGTCTTGCTTCGAGACACCCGCGGCGCCTCTGGCCGCAACTCCGGCCTGTATTGATTGCGCGAGTGTTGGCTCTGGTACCGGTGGCGCGGGTGGTGGAACGGGCGCCGTCGGAGGCATATACCGACCCGTGAAAATGTTTACGGGTACCTGCGTAGCATCGACGGTTTGCAAGGTGGGATTTTGTGGAGGGGCTAGATTGATACCGGGCGCAGTAACCTTCGCCGCTTGTTGTGTCAGCGGTATGGACGGTACTTGCGGTTGAGCATAAAGATTCTGGAACGTTGGCGGAGGGCCAACGGACGGCTTTGGAGAACTTTGAATGGTTTTTAAAATTGTGTTGATCGGCGCAGATTTAGCAGGAGCATTCGGTGCGGATGAGTCGTCGTCCTCGTCCGCGAGCGCGGTCCCACCACCCTGAATTGCTCGTAATATTTTGTCTACGTCGGCCATGGGATTTAATCGTTGTCGTCGTCAAGAACGGAACTGTTTTCCGTGTTCTGCTTCGATAGCTGCTGAACCTGGTCAGGGGTCAATCTTTGTCTTCCGGTCTTCCCCGGCTTTACCCGGTCACGGATGCTCTTACGAACTAAAGGCAGGATTGAGGTCAAATGCTTGTCCGCTGCAGGGTCTCCAGTTTTCAGACTGTTAACGTAGTTGATCGCCTTGTCTGGGTCGCCACCAAATTTATCCATCGCTGCCGCAGCAACCTGTTCCGCATCAGAACCCGTTTGCTCCCGATCCGCACGAGTTATATCCGCTTCTCTCGGTGCCGGTGCGCGACTGGCAATGTTTTGCTTAAGTGGTTGGCCGAATGTTGGACTTTGCGGATTCTCGTCAATCAGACTGTCTGACTCGGATCCGCTCGCTCCACGGTTCGTAACTTTGAGGGGCTTTGGGTTCTTCGCGTTAATTGTCCCTGGAGGCATGAGGGGAACGCCGGGAGTTGTCGTCGGTATGCTCCGAATCATGCTAGGACTGGCAGTTGCTCCGCCGAACTGTCCGGAGCCAACAGGATTCGTTCCGACTGGAATTGCCGTTGTAGTCGGCGTGGATGTGCCTGGTGCGGTGAGTGGCACGGCAGTTCCGTTGCTCCCGTTGGCCACCATGTAACCTTGCGTTGTAGGAATGATATTGGTTTTGTCGGCTTTAGCAGGTTTGCGACCAACCGTTTCCCAGTTTCCGTTCTGAGGATTACGCGCCTGCACCAACAGACTGTCTGGATCGTCAGGATCCTGCACTTCTGCTAATCGGGAGTTCACAAACTCGGGCTGGTTGATAACGTGCTGCGTTCGCGCGGCGTCCAGCATGATTTCCGCGTTCTTCTGCTGGTTGGCAGTCTGTTGATTCGCTAGTTGCTGCATCTGCAGTTGTCGCTGCATTTGCAGTTGCCGCTGCTGATTGTAAAAATCCGTCGCCGCGCCAAACCCGCCGCCTGGATGGCCCTTACCGGTCAACCCACCAATTGCCGCGCCTTCTGCGAGGGGGGCGACGAAACTCAGTAACTTCCCGAACTTTGTTGGCGCGTTTACCGATGCAGTTGCAGGGTTGGCCGCGGACTCTGCCTGAATCGCGGAGCTAAGTGGGTCGCCGTTTACCGGGCCCGCGCCGGCTGTGCCACCGCCGGGCAGTGGGCTACCTGGCTGAGTTAGGGGTTGGGGTGTTGTGCTTTGCGTTTGGCACATGAAACTCCTCGCTCTCGAAAGAGCTCGCTGAATTGATTAATCGTAGTCGGCTGGACTGGACACACCCTTGCCGTTAAATTGTGAGGTCTGCGGAACTGCTCGCCACTACGGACTTGGGTCCAGCAGCTAAAGGATTTTTCGGTCCCGGAATTAGCAACACCGCGAATAACCAATCGGCATCCGCCTGAAGCGCTTCCGTAATGCGCGCGCGCTCAAGGGGTGTTGGTTCGATCCAGCCTCGGCAAATACGATTGATTTTTATTGGGTGCAAGCGAACTTCACGCGCGAATGCGATCTGACTACCAAACCGGACCTTGATTGCTGCTTCTAGATTCGCCCTCAAAATACCCTCTTGAAAATTTCTTCGTCTCGACAGCAATAAAAAAGCCGCCCGGCCTGACGACCAGACGGCTTTGGGAATGTTTTTACGAACCGGAGAAGCTTGCGCTTCCCTCACTTATACGCAACATGAATAGAATGCACGATTATTACCACCACGCTAAATGCGTCTAATCTTCTGATTCCAGAGGCTTTTAACGTTTCCTCGGTATAACGACAGTCACGAAAGAACCCATGTCACGAAACTCCCTCGGAGGATTCAGACGTGCAAACCATGCACAAATTAATTTTCGGTGATCAACTCGCAGGTGATCTGTGGCATCGCTCGTGGACTGCATGACATCATCGCAGACCTTACAGGTGAGGGTTAATGATGGGGACGGTTGTTGGACGACAACGTTTGAAACTTGTCTAGAAACCCAATGCGCCGAAGGGTTAACTGTCGGCGACACGAAATACTCTCCGACCATCTTGCTCAACTCGTTCTCCGCAAACAGGCGCCGATTGGCGTTCTCATCACCGATCTGCAGTCCGCCTACATGGACTTTGTGGGATTTGCCGTCATCGGTCGCAGGGCGGGGACTCACTCTTTTACCGCCACCGGTCGTAGGAGACAAACCCTCATCTACGTTTGCGCTAAACCGGTCGAGTTCATATTTACCCCACCCACCAGATACGGCTTCCTCGCGAGACTTTCCGTGTGCATCGCCAACCCTTAATGCTTCCTGAATGCACCGCCGCCTGACTTGTCGCTCGGCCGCTGTCATCGGTTCCACATTAACCAATGGTCGTCCTGGTTTCCTGACCCTTGCAATCATGCCTTGCAGCACAATTTTTGCCTCTGCTTCAATCTCATGCATTGGTACGGGTGGCTTCTGGGTAGTCTTCGACGCGCCCAATCCGAGTGGTCTCTTTGGGGGCGCTGGCCGTTGGTAAGGTCCAATCTGAATTCGCATACATCCTCCGGTTCTTGAAGCGCGCGCTTTCCCGGCGCACGAAGCAATGTCTCACAATTTCCTTGACAGCATTTCGGTATTATAGTACATGTATATGCGTAATGCAAACCTTTTCGACAAATGAAGTCGCCAAGAGGATCGGCGTTCACAGACTCACTCTGCAGCGGTGGCTCAACGGTGGGTTTATAAAACCATCCATTGAGGTTCCGATGGACGGGCGCATCATGTGGCGCTGGACAAAGGCAGATGTGGAAAAGGCTCGCAGATTCAAAGGAACACAGAAGACAGGCCCGAAACCAAAATCAAAGCGTTAGAAAAATAAAACGCGCCGAGCCAGGCTGCAATCCTGACACGGCGCTAACCGAAGTCGCCTAATAAGGAGGCAACTGATGGCTACGCATAGTGTATTACACAGAGTCAATAGCCCCGGCTTTACAAACGTCGTACCGATCAAATCCGCATCAGTTTCGCAAACAATCACCCAGCTGGAAATTGGCTTAATTCTGGAATTGCGTCGGCGGGCAGAACAACTCCAGCAGCAGGTCGACGAAGCGGAGCAGTCTGTCCGCGCGCGCTTGGAAGCTGGCGCCGGTGTCGAGCCTGGCCAACAATCGGCCTCTCTAAAAGAAAATCTCCGTCGCAACGTCGCATGGCGGGAAGTCTCCGAGCGGCTCGCTGATCGCCTTTACGGTCGTGATGCGGGCCGCGGTTACTGCGAGCGGGTGCTGCATTCAACGAAGCCAACGCGGACTGTATCCCTCGCAATTCTCTAGTCGTTGAGCCGAAACGGGCAGGGTAATTCCCTGCTCGTCCGCCCGCGATTAGTGAACCTGCCCTGCGGGTGCCGATGAGGCTAGGGCAGGAAAAGGAGATTACGGAGATGGAAAACGCGAGAGCAAAGGAAGTTCGGGAGTATATGCAGGAACAGCGGTTAAAGGATCCAGGGTCGATCTTTCTGGATCGTGCGGCAAAAGCGACTTTGGTCGATTTGCTGGACGCGATTGAGGCTTGGTTAAACGCTCTCGATACCGCCGACGACTGTTCTTATGACAATCCGTTAAGCCTCGCTGTAGAAGCGATGAAGATGACGCTGCGTCGTCACGTAACAGGCGTACAGGAATCGGGCCTTCTGGACGCTGCTCTGATCGACACCACTCACCCGCGTTTCGCCAGCGTCCTCGCCGCAATTCGCGCTGGGTTTAGCGTAGACTGCGCCATCGAAGAACAACCGGTCGCCGGTCAAAACGGCCCGCGCCTCATTAAATAGCGCAGGTAAGGCCGAAACCCCAGGGATAATCCTCCGGGGTCGCGCCGTGAATGCGGCGCCTGATGATGGCCATCGAAAGGAATGTGCTATGAAGCGAAGGTCAAGACGGATGCGTAGGGCCTTGAGATCAATTGCATTTCATGAATCTGGTCATGCTATAGCGGCTTGGTGTCTCGGGGTGCGTATTAAAAAACTAACCATCGTGTCGAGCGCTGGCAGCCTAGGGCACTTCCATCACGGGAAAATCCATCACCCCCGGGGGCCGGAGTTTGACATGGACAACGACCGAATGCGGGCCCGCATGGAAAAGAGCATCAAGATAAGTCTGGCTGGCGGGCTTGCACAGCGTAAGGCCGCTCTGGGAAGTTACCAGCTATCTCAGTGGCGATATGACTACGAACAAGCGGTCAACGCTGCAATGTACTGTTGCGGATCGGCTAGAACGTCTGAGGCGTTTTTGAAATATCTTAACGCTGCGACCGAAGACTTATTAGATCAACCACTGAATCAAAAACTTGTCCGCGCCCTGGCACACGAGTTGCTGCGACGACGCACGTTGAAAGGCAAGGAAGTGAAGACTTTCCTCATATCGGAGTTCAATACAATCCGGCTCAACGCTTTGGCCGCACGGGCAATCCCATGCGAGTAGCGATCTACGCACGGGTAAGTACGCTGAACAATGGGCAGGATCCGGCAATGCAGACACGCGAACTGCGAGAATACGCCGAACGCCGCGGTTGGATCGTTACCGGGGAGTACGTGGATATCGGAATCAGCGGCACGAAAGAAACGCGACCGCAGCTCGACCGTCTGATGTCTGACGCGCATCGCCGGCGGTTCGATGCTGTAGTGGTTTGGAAATTCGACCGCTTCGCGCGCTCCGTGAGCCATCTGCTTCGGGCGCTCGAAACCTTCAAGGCTCAGGGCATTGAGTTCGTTTCTTTCTCTGAGCAGCTCGACACCAGCACGCCTGCCGGCAAATTGGTCTTTACTGTTCTCGGTGCCGTCGCCGAATTGGAGCGCAGCCTTATCGTCGAGCGCGTTAAAGCTGGCCTGCGTAATGCGCGAGCGAAGGGAAAGAAAATCGGACGCCCGCACGTATTCGTAGATCGCGCGAGGGTTGCCACGCTCCGTGAACTAGGCTTGTCATGGGCGATGATCGCTGAGCAGCTTGGGGTAGGAGAAGGTACCGCGTACCGCGCCGCTCAGAGCCCCGCCAAAACCACCTCCCGCGAGGTGCCCGCAACTCACTGTGAAATCGCAGCCGATTAGGATACATTCCGTCCGCCAAAACGAAATGATTATGGAGGTTCGATGAAGTAGGCCGCCCTGTGCCGCCTCTTGAACCGCGCGAAGTTCTGGCCATTCGTCATATTCGATTTCGCGCGTCAATCAATCACGCACAAAGCGCGACGGAAACGCGCCGTCTTAAAGCTGGCGATAATGTTCAAACGGTCGATAGCAAGCGAAGGATCGTGCAGCCCGATTCGGAGAATCGGCGCTTAAGAAGCTCGGGAGACAATTCGCCGGGTAAGACAGAGAGGTAATTATGTTTTGGCTAACTTGGCGGTTGGCGTGGTAGTTCTGGCGGTAGTCTATCGAAGACTCATTGCCCTGTTGAATAATTCTGGAGCCCCCGCAGCTTAGGATTGAAATTGCGGTAGAGGTAGGAGAGGGGATTCTACACCCGTTTGGGTTTTGATGGATTCGGCAGCGGAGCAGGCTCTTGCGTGGGCTGTGATGCGATTATGCCTTTGGATTTCAAAATATCTACGTAGTCCGTGACAGAGACTTTGCAACTTATCAGGCCCGCCAGTTGTTTCTCGTTCAACTTGAGTTGTTGCCTAATCAAATTGCCTGGCTGTTCTTTATTCCCGTGTGAGCGTTTTGTGCGAATGACCGTTTGACCGTCGTATTCGAACCAGGCGAGACGGTCGCCGCTGTTGCGTACCTTGAGTCCTAACTTATTTACGATTTTCTCGAACTCGTGAACTTTCATGGCCGATGCATGACATGCTCTTTCAACACACCCCACACCCTAGCCAAATCCGGGCCGAGGCGAGGTTCATCAGCCTTGAGTGACAAATACAATTCAGCAATCGTGTGGCCGAGATCATCGCAAGCCAGGGAGCTCGAAGTGCCCGTCCCAAATTCGTCTATCTTCCGCCACGATGCAATGACGGTGTCTCCGCGCACGTCCAAATGTACGGGGATCGGCTTAATCACACGAAAGTCGCAATGATTGATTGTCCCGAGCAAAATATGATTCGGGCGGCGCTCCCGCGCGCGAATTTGAACCCTGATTCTTTGAATTCCCCTGTCAAATACAACTGCTTGTGGAGCATTGGGCGGAGGCACGACTTTTGGCCCGGGCTGCTCAAGACTTTGGTTTACAAGGTACTGCGACATAGTGGCCATATTTTAATTACCTCGCACCGGCCCTAAGGGCGGAAGTTGGAGTTTGTCGGCTCTGATAAGTGCTCTACCGACAAAGACCTCGTTTGCGTACAACTGGAACTCATACGTTCCAAATTCAGTAAGTGGGATGCCTGCGAAATTCATCCCCAATTCCAGCGGTTCATCTGGCTTACTCCACTGCGCGGTCGCCTTTATTTCCATGACCGGAGACTCGTCCTTCAGATTCACCAGTCGAACCCTCATATCGTACGATCCAGAGCCCTCAACCAATTTTGCGTACAGGCCGAGGTTGTTTATCGTGAGCGGAACCTTTGGAGACACAACCCGGTCAAATACCCCCACGAGCGTTCGTTTTTGAGTCGCCGTATCCTGTATCACCGTGTCGCAGACGATGAACGCTAGAAGTGTCGGAATGTCAGGCAAAGTGTGTCCCTTGCGGGCGGAATATTACACTAGGAGACCCGCATGTGTGCAACCAATTCTTACACGACTCGCTTTTCTGAGAACATAGGACTTAATCGCACGGCTGGAACTGTCCGAAGGAACAGTGTTGCATAGATTGGCTAAAACCAACAACCAACCCCCGTCAATGGCTCGAACTGACCACTACGCATCTGGAGGCTGGCGCCACGGATGCGCCTCTGACTCCATCTTCACCGCTCCGATGGCTGGCTTTGATTTTGTTTGATTCTGGGGGGTATCTGGCGCGAGTTTGCGGGCAATGGTGTTGAGGAACTGAATTTCTTGCTGTGAGAGCCTTGGCAGATCGCTGGCGCGTATCACGAAGCGCTTCAGGTGATTCGGCTTGCCCCTGCTCCTGGCCTACGGCCTCCGCGTCCCATTCTCCCCCGCATTCATTGTGCAACGCCCGTGCAACGCTGCTTCCAAGCCTTTGATTGCTACACTCCCGCCAATGCCAACCCCGTCCGCCATGGACCGGAGAGCGAACCGCACCGCACTGGCGCGTGAAGCTCGGCGCATCGCTGAAGTAGAAGGTCTCTACATCCAACTTGAGCAGGTCGGCGCACTCTCCAGAGGCCGCCATTACTGGGCGTTGATGTAGCGCTCCGGTGTCTCGCTAGACGCTCGGCGCTGACGCACGTTCTGTGGCTTTATGGTCTTGCCCGCCAACGGGGACCGAGGTCGTGCCTAATCGCGTTCTGATCCAAAACTTTCTGTAACAGCTGGTCGTTCCGCTGGTCGGAATGGCTTCGCCTTATCGATTTGTTCCTTAACTTTCGGGGGTATGGCGTTCAGGACCTGTGGTTCTTGAGCCTTTCGCGCTTTGCTTAGCATCTCCACGGAGCTCTTCTTTAAGCGGCGAGAAATGAATGTATGACTACATTCGGTCATAGCGTAGGCGCGGCCGGCCTTCCATATCGTCCTGCCTTGCAGTGCTGGCGAAACTGCATCCATTACCGCGCGGCCCTCTATAGTGTGAGGGTTTAAGTACAAACTGATTCTTGAGCGGGGCGCAATTTCCATCGGCCATGTGGTCGGTGGCTTTAGGTTGCCGGTGATTGGTCTCCCAAATTCGTAATATTTTTTGCCAATCTTGTAACCCACGCTGCTCACCCTCAGCGGAAAAGTACTTTCGTTGAGCACTACGATTCCGGGCCAATCATCTGCCAGCCATTGCTCGCCGGCCACACCGCTCCAAAATACTGGGCTAACAATTACCTTCAGGCGAGGCGCTGTTTGCCGACGCTGATGGATGAACGCCCATGCCGAGAGCACAGTTGCCGGGATAATTGAGATGACAGTCCGAATGAGTTCAAACTTGTGGTCGGGAGTCATCCACACCAATATACCAAATACCAATCGTCTTTCCGAACACGCTACCGTCTAAGTTTTTCCAGGCACGCGGTCCGCGGCCAGCGGGCATCAATCCGTCGCATCAGTTCTTCCGCGAGTTGAATGGATTCGTAGAAGGCTGTTTCTCTCGCCGGCGACGGTTTGCCATCGGCCGGCAATCGACGGCACAAGAATATCGCGGTGATTACGCCAAGAGTTCTCTTCCTGCCCTCACAACCGCTTGCCAGCGTAGGGCGCGATAGAGTAAGTTCCTGAATTACGCTGCGATCCTAAAATCGATTGCTGGCAGTACCGTGCATGCCGTGCCCCCGGCACCACCCACACGTGTCATGGCCTGTTCGACCGACGAAGTC